CATCATAAGGGCAGGAGTAGAGCCAACGTAAAAATTGAACCCACCGTTAGATGGAGTTTCTATTAAACCACCTTGAGTACCGTTGTAAAACAACCCAAGAGTTCCAGAAGCACTTGTTCTGTCTAACGACAACGTGTTACCGCCGTTTGAACCTTGGTCAATAATTGCATTACCAGCTACGTCTAGTTCTTTTGTTGGTGCAGTACCAATGCCCACCCGATTGTTTGTGCTGTCAACTTTAAGCGTGGTGGTGTCAACGGTTAAGTCGCCAGCTATAGAAATGTTAGTGTCTAGCTTTGCGCTAGTAACAGAGCCATCAATAATCTTAGCGGTACTGACACTCGCATCAGGTACTACAGAGGTTTGCAGAGCCAGTGAATTGTAGACTACATAGATATCATCAGTTGCTGCTACAGTGTATCCATTGAGTGTGACTGTAGTTCCTACAATCGAATACGAGGAAGTAGGTTCCTGACGGACGTGGTTGATGTAGAGGTCAATAGCCTCTGGACTAGATACAGCGTGGGTCAGTGTTAGTGTCCCACCTGTCGAACCAGTCAAATCTTGCTTGGCTGGGATGCTGCTAAAGCCTTGTGTCTGTTGATTACCTATGTAACCCATAGTTCTCTCCCTTATGTACTGATAGCATCAACAGCCGATACCCAAACATCTAATGATGATACTGTATCTGACTCAACCCACAGCCTGTCACCAGTTTGAACAACTATCTTTGCGCCGCCATCAAGTAGCTGCAAAGCACCACCTGCGGCAATAGGTGCGCCTTTGATAAGGTAGTGATTAGTAGGAGTGCCGTTGATTGTGTGCTGAATGTAAGCATTAACCGTGATTGCATTTGCTGATGTGTTAGTCATATGAATACCCACCAGTGTGTCGTAACTATCAAAGTTACCACCATCTGGAACATCAGCAGCTACGGTTCCAACGCCTTGAAGCATATATCTTCTAAAATTCTGTGCCATAATATTTCCTTATTTATAAAGCCACTGCCATTGCGATTGCGAAACCAGCAGTTGCGCCAGCTTGTATTGGGTTCCAACTAGTTGTGCCTAAGTCATAGACAGAAAGGTATTTACCCACGTTGTCATAATACAAAGCACCATCAATTAAAGCATTTCCGTCATTGTCTAGTGCTGGTGGACTAGACTTTGCCCCAAGAAATTTATCATCAAATGAGTCAAAGTTAGAGGCAGCAAGTTCAGCATAGTACTTAGCTGAGTAGTTAGTACCATCAACAGTAGTACTAGTTGTAAATCCTGCACCACCACCCAAAGCCCACTGCTTTGAAGAACCAGAAGTGTTACCAGCTTGTGTTCCAATCGCATACTCTTTTGCAGAATACTCAGTACCGTCTACATTTGTTGTAGTCTCAGTAGCCCAATCCTTAGCAGGGCCAGCACCAGCAGTATTACTTACACCACCAGTATCACCAACAGCCCATGCTTTAGCTGAGTAACCTAGAGTACCTTCTGCATACCCATCAGTCTTAATTGCCCAATTCTGAGAGTTAGTTTCGGATGTTGCTGCATTAGTCTCGCTTGTTCCAGCATTAGTAGCTGAAGTAGAGGCAGCATCCTGATAGTGTTTAGCTGAGTAGTCAGTAGTCGTACCATCTGATAGTGTATATTGTGATCCAATAGGATGGATAGCCAACTTAGTAGCATCAGGGATAATGTTACCTGTTGCTGCTACAACTGCTGCGTTAGCTGCTGCTGTTGCTGCTGCTGTTGCTGCTGCTGAAATACCGTCAGCGTAAGCCTTAGTAGCTGCATCCGTATTGGATGTAGGTGTACCCACGTTATTGATAATACTGCCACCAGCATCCCACCGATTGGCAGGTGTTAGTGTAATTGAATCACCAGCGGTATCAATAGCTTCCTGTGCTGCGTGGAATACCTGAATGTTACTATTATCTAAGTCTTCCTCAGTTAACACAGAGCCTGAGGCAAAGTCAATAGCACGTGCCGCTAGGGATGTTGTACGCCGCACCTGTACTAGAGTTCCAGTAGCTGGTGCGCTTGTTAATTGTACAGTAGAAATAGAAGGAAAGGTAAGACCTGTTTCAGCCACACCGTCTACTGTTACACTGATTTCAGAAGTGTTTTGATATGTAAAGGGAATAGAAAACTGTGTGGTAGTATTATCCCCTACATCATTGTGATATGAAAAAGCCATTTGTTTTCCTATTTAGTTTGCTGCTTCATTAGCTACTTTGTTTAGTCCTTGCTTAACAACATATAAAGATGAGAAGGGGGCAAGCCTTAAAAACTTACGCCATTCTGATTCAGTCATGTCACCTTCTGCAAAGTTTCCTAGTGTTTGTACTGCATTAGATGCCATTGACAAGGCTGGTGGTGTAGTAGCATACGAGTTACCACCCATCATGCCTGTTGTTACTTGTGCAATATATCCAAACACACTAGCCACACCAATTAGTTCAAGAGAACCTTTAGTCAGGTTTTTCATACTCATTCGTTCTTTAATGTATTCATCGGCATCACTACGTCCAGCCGCAGCCATGTGTACTTTTGCCATATACATAAGAGAACCCATGAACATACTACCCATAATAACTTTACCTACTACAATATCGCCATGCCTAGCACGAACACCCATACGCATTGTCTGCTGTTCTAATGCTGCCAACGGAAAGCTAAGAAACTGCAAGATAGTCTTACCCCACTCACTACGTAGTGTGCCATTCACAGAACCCAAGTTCATTTCTTGTACGTTCTGAGTAGCCTCTCTATAGACAGAGATGGAAAAAGCTTCTCTTACATCATCACCTGAAACACCCTTGGCAGATTTAATATCCCACTTGTCTATGTTCAAAGACTGTAGAACCTTGCCGTTGTTTCTTGTAGTAGCGTGTTTCTTAATGTTAGCAAAAATTGCATCTGCCACATCCTCATCAATACCAAGCTGTTCCATCTTGATCTTTGAGAATGGCGGCTTACCTTGTGCTGCTGCCCTAGTCCACTGTGAAGAATAGTTTAGCATAGACATGCGGCGTAGGCTAAGTGTTACTCCTGACAAACCTGAGAGTATAGAGACTTTTTCTCTAGCCCTACCTAGTAGTTCATCGTGAAAAGTTACAGCCTCAGGCATCATAGCTGCGTCCATATCGCCACCCTCAAAACGAGAGGCACGATTAAACTTAGACGTAACTACGTCACCACCTAGTCCTGTCATTACTTCTAGTTCACGTAACAACTTATCATCAAGCTGACCATTGGCTGCTTTACTATAAAGCTTACGATATTGAGGCATAGTACGTAGTAAGACTGGTAGCGAGTACTCTAACAGAGAGTTAGTCAACTCCATCATAGCAGCCATACCTGACATGCCCATGTTAGTAATAAAGCTGTACTCACGTATACGTCTGTTTAGCCTTCTTACGCCATCACTAACGTCTTGCTTGAATACGTGCTGACCAGTAATTCCGTCATACATGTACTGCAAGGCTTTTTCTTCTGCCTCAGTACCTGTTATACCTTGTTCAACATTCTCTTGCTTAATCTTAGCTAAGAAATCATCAAAGGATGAACCAGCAGCATTAGTGTTAATGCCATTACGTGCTAGTCCAATGCCACTTGACATCTGGAATACGTAGGCATTGTGTAAGTTTTCGATGTCATTCTCTAGTAGTTCAGAGAAAGACAATTCTTCTACATCGCCATTAACATTTTTAGCGTTGATTGTTACATTCTCATCTAGCACTAGTCGAGGTTGTGCGCGTTTATGTGCGCGTAATCCCTTAGACTTAGTAACTGCTTCTAGCACTCCAATGATAACATCTTCGTCTAGTTCCTCTTTCTTTAAGGCAGCAGTCAAATCTTCTACTGATAGGTCTAATCCACCTACGTTACCACCCTTCTTAAAGGGGCGTGACATTACTGTTTTGGCGTAGCCAGTAGCCATCTTACGAATGTAGTTATTGATAGCTTTCTGAGTTACACGCTTACCTTTAGCAGTAGTCAATGCCCTACGCACTGCATCTTCAATGTCAGGTTGTCCAGAACGTATGGCTTTTTCTACCAAGTCTGTTACAGCTACGTTGTCATCGCCAAACTTAGCACGTATCTTAGTAATACCATTATCACTAAAAAGTCTAGGTAGATAGTTAGGATGATTGTCTAAGATACCTGTAGTAAAACCTGCTACATTATTTTTAATAGCTAACTCACCTAATTCTCTTTGTTGTTTGTGAACATCGTCTGCTACTTTTCGTACCTCTGTAGGTACAATAGCATTAGGATCACGCATAGCTTTTGATACTAGTACGTTAAAATCTTGTACTGTACCCCCGCTACTAGCCATCCAAGCCTTACGGTTTACTGTTAGACTACGTGCAAAGCCTGTGCGGTATTTACTTTCTAGGTAAGCTTTAACCTCAGATGCAGACGGATTTACCACCTCACCTGATTTGTTACCTGTACTATTCAATCCCAGCTTATCTGCACCAAGGCGTATAAATCCGTTGGATGACTGCTTGGCTCTAACAAAGGGAGATACCAAGCTACGTAAAGCGTCTAGTCTAACAGCCTTGGTAAAGGCATTACTGCCTCTTTGGAAGGATACAGTACGTGCCTGTTCTGCTGTAATCTCATTGATAGATTTAGTACCTAGTCCAGCAAAGTCACCTGTAGCAGCTTCTTGTGCAATAATCTTGTTAGTAAGTTCTTCACCTGAGTTAGACTTTAAGAAAGCCTGTTCATCGGGCGTGAGAACCTCACCAAGCGCACTACGCTGTGCTAGCTGATGTACCTTCGCTCGTTTAGCAAAGGTCATTCCAGCAGCACTTACACCGCCTTGTAGACCTGCGCCAAATAGTCCAGCAAGCATGACATCACCGCCATCAATATCGTACTTCATTGAAGCACGTATACCTTCAAACACTGCTGCCTCTGCTGCACCTAAGCCAGCACCTATTTTTAAGGCTTTGTATACATTGTAACCCTTCTTTAGTGACCTACCTGCTTGCACAGCAGTACCAGCCACAGCCGTAGCTGTACCAGTAACAGGCGCAGCAGGACCACTGATAGCTGATACAGCAGCCGTAGTTCCAATAATACCTACCACCTCAGCTGGGTCAGTCATAGCAGCTAAGATTGTAGCCCCTATACCTCTCCAACCAGCAGCAGCTAGTTCTTCTCTATTCTTATTAGTCTTACGATAGTCCTCTGCCATTGTCATAGCATAGTCAAGACTCTCAGACCTAGCTGCATCAAAGATGTCTTCAATGGCTCTTTCATCTGTCAACCCTTTAGTAAGGGCATCTGACATTTCAGTAGTAATCTCTGTTACAGGATTGTAAGGATTGGCTGAGAATCTATACAGATTACGAGATGCAATAGCATCAATGTGTTCTTCTTCTCTTGCTTTGCTATACAACGTAGAGAAATCTGTTTGTTCGTTGGAGATTTCTTCCTGACGTTTCATAGCCTCAAGAGAGTTTTCACTCATACGAGAGACAAAGGGACTAGGTAAAGGTTTACCAAATCCCAACTTCTCTTGTGTTTCTTTAGAAATCTCAGCCATTATGTTATCCTTTTACAGCCGCAGCCATTTCTTCCGCACGGTTAGGTGTCTGTTGATACCATTTTGTTTTGGTGGTAGAACCATCTGCCTTACGATTGTAAAGCATGTTAAAGGCTGCTTCCTCTAATGCCGCTGTTTGTTCTGCTGAACCCTCAGGTGCAGAAGCAGCTTCTTTAATAGCCTTCATAAAGCTAGGCCAGCTAGATGGAAGATTAGGCGCACCTAATTGATAAGCCATACTCATAACACCTAGCTGAGTTTCTTCAGGTAGTGCTTCAAAGTTAGTAATCTCATCAGCTAAGAAGGTACTAATCTTCTTAGTCTTTAGTTCCATAACTGCATCAGCTTCTTCTTGTGTGATGTTTTCTACATCAGCAATCAAAGCTAGTTCATCAGGCTCTAGTGCAGGTAAATAGAAACCGTAACCTACTGAACGGTCTTTACCGTCCTTGTAAGGTGAAGGCTCAAACCCCTCTTGGGACTTAATTAGATTACCTGCTTTTTCTGCAACGGTGTTACCTGTCATATCTGCTACTTTTCCTGTTTGATCTTTAAATATTGTTCTAGTGGTTTCGCTAGGTGTAGGTGTTGTCTCGCTAGCTATTGTAGCTGCTTGTGCTTCCTCACCTGTAAAGAAAGAACCTGCGGAATCCACCAAACTGGCAAAGAAACTTTCAGCCTTGTCATCAGGTATCCCCTGTTCCTTAGCCTTAGTAATGACACTTTCTTTTACTGCTTTATCTTTAAACATATCAGTAAAAGCGTTCATAAGGTTTACTTCACCAACCTCAAAGAAAGGTTTTTCTTCTACCTGATTAGCTTCATCAGCTTCGCTTGCTTCAGCCTCAGCCTGAGTACGTAGAACCATAAGTGCTTCGTTCTCAGCCTTGATAGCTTCATCCTCTGGAGATATACCTATCATTTTATTTAATGATGCACGTACCTCTCGCAGTGCGTTAGCTTCATCAGGTGCAATACCTGTTCTAGCTTCTATCTCAGCATCATCAAGATTACCTAAGTCAGCTAGATCAATGGTTGTGAATACACCCCTGTTGGCTGTAAACTCTGCTTCTCTGTTAGCTTCTACTCTTAGACGATCAACCATCATCTCCTGAGATAGTGTACCTAACTCAGAGAACGCCACAGTGTCAATAACAAAAGGTGGTGCAGCACCATCCTCAGCTTCAACAATAATGTCTACAGCATTGGGGTTAGAAGGATTGACCTTCATAGAAAGTCCAGCACCCTCACCACGGATACTCTTAGCTAGGCTGTTTACCTCAGGTACTAGCATGGCTTCATTCAGATAATCAGCCGCTGCTTTTTCTTGACCTGCATACTGCTTGATGTCTGTGTTTAACAGAGGTACAGCACGTTTAACACCATTGGTGCTTTCTACTACCAGCCAATCTTCTTCAAGATAACCAGCCGCTAGTTCCATGGCTTTCTCAGTAGACATACCGTCAGCAGTTACCAAAGCTTTTACAACATCTTTAAACTGTGCTAAGACTTCGGCAGGATTCTGAACATCTTTGTACTTAGAACCAGACCACCATGATGTATCTGTAGCATCTAACATTTTGTCGAGTGTTACACGTGAACCTGCATCTTTATATAGATTGCCTTGCACTGCATTTAGTGCTTGATCAAACTCTCTACCAACAGGACCAGCTAGAATATCCAAGGTACGCATACGTAGTAAGTCATCTTCTTTCAATGTCTTACTGCGCTTAGTTAGACCTGATGATAAACTCTCTACAGTACGATATGCAGCAAAAGCTTGTGATGCTAACTGCATATCCTTCTCTGGATTGCCAGTAGAATTTGTTAATACTGAAGCACCACTACTGATTGCGTTCTTATACTGTGTAGGCATAACCTGAAAGGGTGTGTAGAACTCATCAAAAGATTTAACTAAGTGTGCCTGTTCTACAGCAGCAGGATTAGCTGATGGATCACCACGCCTAAACTCAGGGCTAGCTGCGTTCACAATGTCCTGTGTTACTGCTAGCTTTGCTTCTAGTTCTTTTGCGTTGTTAGCTTCGTAAGCAGCTTGTACATCTTCGGCTGTGATCTTTCTTGTTGTACCAGTTACTGGATGTGTCATCTCAGTACCAATAGCTAGATCACCCTGCTGCCCTGTAGTTACATAGCTAGCTAATCGCTGACTTATAATACCCGCAAAGTAATTATCTTCACCAGCCTTGGCTCTTTTCTTAGCCATACTAGCTTCGTTACCTTTGATACGAGTTACTATATCAGCGTACTCAGCTACACCAAAACGGTTTAAGGATTCAGGAGACTGCAACCAATCTGTTAGGGATGTCTCACCTAGCATACCAGACTGTTCATCAGCCAGTTTCATAAGTTTATCGTTGAAGCCTTTTTTATCTCTGCCTGTCTTAAAGTAGTCTGATACTATAGTATTGATTAACTGTGCTTGTACTTCTCTAGGTATAGTCTTATCTGTAGTAATTCTTGTGATTGCGTTGAGAGGTACAGCATCTGCTTTGTCTAGGTCATATGTAGCCTTAGCTTGGTTATATCCGGCAGCAGGATCAGCAAAGAACTTAATAGTACCTAGTTCTAAGTCTTCCTTAATTGCTGTCATAATAGCTGGATTAGTTCCAGCATCCTCAAGCTTTGTTAAATAATCTGTAAAGTAAGCCTGTCTATCAGCCGCCATTTTCTCTGGCCCAGCTTCAAGATAAAATTCTTTGTTTTGTTCGTACTGATTTACTGATTCGGATAACAAATCTGTTACAGCAATCTTTGCTTGGAAGGCTTGCTTTTCTGCAATACCTGCCTGTACTTCTCTGCCTAGCTGTTGTTGCCTTTGTTGCTTTATAGCAGCGTCTGCTTTAATAGCAGGTGTAATAGCATTAACAAACTCAGCTAGAGGGTTTGATACTTGTTTTTCAGCAGGTCTAGTGTATGTCTCTACTGGTGCAGCCGTTGGCCTTACAGCAGCCGTAGCCTGTAAAGGTGCTACCTGTACTCTTTGTTTAGCCATGATCTATCCTTATTGAAAGAGTGTGACATTGCCACCCTGATTAAGTACATTTGCACCTAATGAGTTTGGTAAAAAGCCACTAGCTGCTGACACTCTAGGTCCACCTGACCAACTAATGCTAGATGCAGACGGTAGACTAGGAACAACTGTTGGTACTATCTTACCTACCTCAGTCTGTACGTCCACCATTTGTTTTGCAATATTCTTAGGGTCCATAGCTTCTGCCTGTTTCATACCAGCATAAGCCTGTGCGCCAGCTTTTACAGCGTAGGCTAGGAAGTTTGGTGCTTGTCCACGTGGTAGAGAGTTAATCCTGTTTACAGCCTCAGCACTAGCACCTATCTTTTCTAGTTCAATCTGATTACGCAATGCTTCTGTCTGTGCGTTTACTGTAGTTACTCCACGTAAACGTGCAGTCTCAAACTCTGATACTGTTCTATCCACAGAGGAGCCAGAAACCCCTGATTCACCTGCGGCTACTGCTGCCCTCTCTTGTCTCCGTAAAGCTTCAAGTGACAGTTGTTGTTTCTGTGCGGCGGCTGCTTCACCTTCTTGGATCATGCGACTGTTTAATGATTGTATCTTTAAGTCACGTGCAGAAGCAGCATTTATACGGTTTTGTTGATAACGTGCTTCATCTTGTTTAGCTTTTTCACTAGCACCTAGAAACTCGATAGCAGTGCTACCGATCATCATCATAGTCATAGGGTCCATTTTATATCCTCACAAATTCTAAAAAGGGTTTATCCCCTTCACCATACGTTTCATGGCGTTTAATAAAAGTAAACCCTACGAACCTTAACCACTTTAAAGCTACGTGGTATCGTTCATCACAGGCGTTGGTAAGTACAGGGTATTTAAGGTTAGCCTCAGCCACCCACTGCTTAGATTGACGTAGAAACGGTAGCCATACTTTATGTATAGCTGGGCTAGTAAGTAGCCAAGGCGTTGCTACCATGTCATCCATTTCACACAGACCATACATACCTGCAATTTCGTTTGTGTCAGTTACTATAATAGTGTAGCACTCCTCAGAGTAATCTAATCCATCTTGTAAAGCTTCTTTAATATTTCCATGCGAGGATAATACCTCTAGCCTATCTTCTTCTCTAAGATTAGAAGCTAGGTAGTCTACGTCAGACTGGATACTATCTCTCACATGGACTTTCATTACATTCTCCGTGAACGCAGATTGAAGAAAGCTTCATACTCTGCTGATTGGAACACACAAGGGAAGTGACTGCTACTTTCTAGTACAACATCAACATCACCAGCCTTACCAATAACACCAAAACGATATGTACCTGAATCAATAGCTGCTTGGTTTAGGATGTTAGAGGATGCACCTACAATACGTCCTGTAAAGCTACGTGTATAAGTAGCACGTTTAAGAGGTGTCACCTTAACGTCAAAGAAACCTGTATCATTATAGACAACTGCATAGTTTCTAAGCTGTAAGTGACCTGTTGTAATAGGACTGTTCTCTTGTTTAATTACTGGTTCTGAGAACTGGTATTTAAACGTATAAGGAATACCTGCATAGACCACCTCTGACGCACTAAGCAAAGCTGCTACATCGCTTACTGTAATAATTTTACCACGTTGATTAACATAAGTCAATCCAGTAGCTGAATATGGTACAGTAGTAAGGCCACCAGTTTCTAGTTGTACTCGTCTATCTAGCATAATAGGAAACTTACCTGTAGTATACTGAGTAGCATCATCTACGGATAGGTTAATTTTTTCTAGGACTAAGTTGTTACCACGTTTAACAAGCAGCATAATGTCAGCCAAGTTAAAGGCCATAGACAATACGTCATCACCAAACGTCCACTTAGACCAAGAAGCCTGTAGCTTCTCTCTGCCCTTCCAGTAGTACCTGTAGACATATATCGCCTGAGTTTCACCTGTGGTCTGTACAAGGATCATATCTTCGTTAGACGATGCTTCAATCTTCTTAATCTCACCATCAAGATATTCTGGTACGTGTGACGTAGTTTCAGCAGCATCATTAGTATCAGTGTCAGAATCAACGTAGTACTCCCACATACCTGACCACGCACCACGCTTAGTAGCAAAGTACACAAATCTACCAGCGGCTGCTGGCTTGGCTCTCAGTGAAGCCTCAAACTCTGTGGTACTAGATACGTTAATTGTCTCAGGCGTTAGGATCGGATCAGCCGTTACCTTGAACTGCGTTAGTTCAGAGAACAACAGTAGTGTGTTGTTGAATGGTATAGCGTGTTTAAGTATGTTCACCTTGTTAGATGATACTGCTACATCAATAGGATCACTATCAACTGTTGTGAGAGTAGACTTACGGAAGAAGTCAAAGTTTATAAACTCACCTGCCCTACTAAAGATAACATTCTCATCTGCTAGTACACCTAGTCTATTTCTATGGAAGAAAATATCAGCTAGTGTAAAGCCTATAAAGGATGGAAAATCGTTAGTGTCATCATCGCCTACTTTACGTGACTCGTAAGTTACCTCATCAAATATAAACGTACCGTTTGATTGCTTAGTAAGTTTGTGTGGCATAGTAGCAGCATCAATATCAATCAAGATATTCTCAGCTACTGTTTCTTTCCACACACCATCAGCAAACTTAACATAGAAATCGTCCTGTGCCTTCTGGTTATCACCAGCTACTTTAAT